CCCGCCGCCGCTTCGTGGACGAACTGGAACTGAGGGAAGTCTCCATCCTGGATAAGACGCCGGCCTACATTGCCACCAGCATTGAGACCCGCGACGATGATGAGATCCTTGTCGAGTTCCGCGCCGATCAGCCGCTGGAGGACGGCGTGGATTACATCCGTCAGACCGAAAGCACCACAGAAACCAAAACCACTACCCTGACGCCTGGGGATGAGAGCGTTATGTTCTGCGCCCAGAAGACCGTAGAAATCTACAAAATGAGAAGGAGAATGTGATTATGCCTTTCAACCTGAAAAAGCTGACCGAACGCCGTGTCGAGCTGATGACTCAGCTGGAAAACATGGTGAAGAACTGCGAGACCGAAACCCGCGCCTTCAATGAGGAGGAGCAGACCCGGTACAACGAAATCCTGGCCGAGGTTCGTTCCATTGACACCACTCTGGACGCTGCTGACCAGGGCGCCGCTCTGCAGCAGATGGAACGCCGCGCCGCCGGCGGCCAGGAGGAGCCCCGTTCCCAGGAGGAGCTGGAAACCCGCGCCTTTGAGTGCTATATCCGCGGTATCGCCCCCGATGTGGAGACCCGTGCGGCAACCAACATGACCGTCGGGGACAATGGCGCAGTCATTCCTACCTCCATCGCCAACAAGATCATCGAGATGGTCAAGGAGATCTCTCCCCTGTACCACCTCTCTACCCATTACGACGTGGGCGGCACCCTGACCATTCCCAGCTATGACGAATCCACCCAGAAGATCACGATGGCTTACGCCACCGAGTTCACGGCGCTGACTTCCAGCTCTGGCAAGTTCACCAGCATCTCTCTGGGCGGTTTCCTGGCCGGTGCTCTGACCAAGATCTCCATGTCCCTGATCAACAACAGCAAGTTCGACATCGTGTCCTATGTCATCCGCAAGATGGCCGAGGCTGTGTCCGAGTGGCTTGAGAACGAGCTGATCAACGGTACGGACGGCAAGATCGAGGGCGTGTCCAAGGTCACTGCCGCCGTGACGGCCGCTGCTGCTACCGCCATTACCGCCGACGAACTGATCGACCTGCAGGAGAGCATCCCCGACAAGCTGCAGCCCGGCTGCATCTGGGTGATGAGCCGCGCGACCCGCACCGCCATCCGCAAGCTGAAGGATGGCGAGGGCAACTACCTGCTGAACAAGGACGCTACTGCCAAATGGGGCTACAGCCTGTTCGGCCACGATGTGTATGTCTCTCAGAGCATGCCGGACATGGCCGCGGGGAAGCGCGCGGTGCTGTACCTTGACCCCACCGGCCTTGCCGTGAAGGTTGCCGAAAACCCCAGCGTGCAGGTTCTGCGCGAAAAGTTCGCCGATGAGCACGCTGTGGGTGTGATCTGCTGGATGGAGGTTGACTCCAAGGTGGAGAACAAGCAGAAGATTGCCGTGCTGGATATGAAGGCAGCCGTGTCTCCCGGCGGTTAAGGAGGAAGCGGCCATGAAGGTAAAAGCAACTACGAATTTTGCCGGTGAGATCTGCATGGCGAGGGGTGATGTCCGCGACGTTCCGGAGAGCGTCGCGGCTCCCCTCTTGGAGTGCGGCTATCTGGAAGCTCTGGAGCCTGTTCAGACTTCAGGGCAGAAGGATGAGCACGATTCCGAGGCGGAAACCACGCAGGAGCCGGAAACGGAGACGAAGAAAACTAAGCGGGCCAAGGCCAAAACGGAGGGCTGATGTATGAGACCTTGTGATTTGATGGCTGTGGACATTGCTTTGTTCTCCAGAAAGATCCTCAACACGGCCGAGTTTGACGAGCTCTCTGTTCTGGAGCAGCAGGAATGCGAGGATGCGCTCGCTGCTGCGAAAGCGGCAGCAGCCGCTTATACCGGACTCGACATCGAGGCCACAGAGCAGGAAGATCTCGCTTATGCGGTGAAGGTCCTGGCGGCAGAAATGATCGACAACCACCAGATCACAACGCAGTACACCGGCAAAAATCCGGTTGCCATGCAAATCATGGATCTGCACAGCACCAACCTGCTGCCCAGCGTAGAGGAGTGATCGGATGCAGGACCACCTTTCTTCCGCTCTGCGGGATAAAATCGAGATCCTGACGCTGATTCAGGATGATGAGACCGGTAATATGGCCTGGGCACCCAGCCGAAAGCGCTGGGGCTCAGTTGAGATCGACCGGCAGAGGAACCTTTTTTCCATCGCGGGCGTCGGTTCCCAGGGGGCGACGATCATAATCCGACCGGATCCGCTGCTGACGCTGCACCAGGCCATCCGATGGAACGGTGAGTTCCTGCATCTAACGTCTATCACGCTGGCTCCGGAACGGGACCGGCAGGAGATCAAAGCAGCCATCTGCCATCCGGTGACTCTGACGGCAAAGCCGCAGGCCCGGACCGGCAGGGACACGATGAATCGACCGACTGTGGTGCAGCAGGCAACATTCTCCTTCCCAGGAATCCTGACAGAACGGTATTTCAACAGCGAAGAGGACGAAGTCTTCCGCAGGAGCACTCTGGAACGTGTCCTCGTGGCCCCCAAAGCCGTTGTGCTGCGTGTCGGAGACCTTGTTCAGCTGGGAGATACCGCACCGTACACCGTCCTACAGCGCATGGATCTGGAATTCTACAAGAATGAATACGTGCTTGAACGCCGGGAGGATGTCTGATGCAGTCTCTGGAAATAGACGGTCTGAAGGAAGTCATCCAGACGCTGGAAACCACGCCGGAAGTCATCCGGCAGGCTCGGGCAGAGTTCTTTGATGAGGCTGGCGAGGTGCTGCTGGAAGCCGTTCAGCGGCACATCGGTGGTAGCGGCCGTGTTGCCGGCGTACAGGAGTCACACGTTGGTAGCGGGAAAGGCTATGTGGCCGTCCGGCCTATGGCAAAGACTAATCTGGATGGCTACGCAGCGGGTTATATTACCAATGCGCTGGAAAACGGCCATGCTGTAAGACCTGCCTCCGGAAAAGCCAAAAAGAAACGGCAATCCCGGGCAAAGGCGAACCGTGTCCAGGGTAAATATATGTACCGCAACACCGGCCAGCAGGAAGCGAAACGTGCCGCCGAAGAGGGTGCTCGTATCATCGAGGCCAAGATACTTGCCCACATGGAGGGAAGAAGCGTATGACCAAAACCGAGATCCTGGACGCCATCAATCTGCTGTTGGTGTCTAAATGGCCTGACCGCACGGTTTATGTGGACGTATGCCCATTAGACTTCAACCGCCCTTCCTTCTGGCTTACGGTGGAGAAATACGATCTGACTGACGGCAATCGCTTTCTGATCCGTCATGACCTGCAGATCCGCCTGACGCTTTATGATGAGCTGGACGAGCACTACGATGCGTCCTGGTACCGGCTTTCCCAGGAGACGGACGCAGTCACGGAGCTGCTCATTCGGGGCTGGATGGTAGGCCACCGGCATCTGAAGCCGCTTTTGAAGGTGCTGCCCCGGGACCCAGACCGGGCGTATGTGCAAATCAATCTGTCCTGGATGGACAACCGCCCCGGGCTCGATACCGGAGCATCCACCCCCGCCGCAGACGCTTATTCCGTCACGGTTCGGGGAGACATCAACTGAGAGGAGCGATACAATGGGACTTCCCGAACTTACTTTTTCTCTGAAAAAGGCTGCTGACAATGTGGCCACGCGCGTGTCCTCCGGCATCGTTGCCATGATTCTGCGTGATGCCAAGGCCAACGGCCTTCATACCATCAACCGCGAAAGCGACATCCCCAGCGAGCTGGGTGCTGCCAACATTGCCGCCATCAAGCGCGCGATGCTGGGCTACATTACCAAGCCGACCACGCTCTATGTTAGCGTGATCGGTGCAGATGCCGACATCAAAACTGGCTTTCAGGCTCTGGCCGTTCACAGTTACGATTATCTGGTCGGCCCCGTGGACATTGCCTCTGCTGACGCGACCGCTCTGGCCGCACAGGTCAAGGCGCAGCGGACAAAGCGCTATGTGGGCAAGGTGATCCTTCCTAACGTGGCCGCCGATGATGAAGGCGTGATCAACTTTGTTTCGAGCGGCATCAAGGTCGGCGAGGGGACATTCACGGCCGCCCAGTACGCCGGCCGCATCGCCGGCGTTCTGGCAGGCACGCCTGCTTATTGCAGCGCCACCTATGCGGCTCTGCCGGAGGTGACCGGTGTGGATACGTTGGCAGATCCCGACAGTGCTGTGGACGCCGGCAAACTGTTTCTGATCGACGATGGCCGACAGGTGAAGCTGAGCCGTGCGGTAACGAGTAAGACCACTCTGGCCGAGGATGATCCTGACATGCTGAAGAAGATTAAGCTCGTGGCTGCGCTGGATCTGATCCGCTATTATGCCATCACCACCGTTGAGGACGAATATCTGGGCAAGTGCGCCAACACCTATGACAACAAGTGCATCCTGCTGGTGGCCTTCTCTGACTTCTTCGCCTCTCTGGAGGCGCAAAACGTCATCCAGGAGGGCAGCTCCGGCGCTGAGCTGGACGCCGATGCGATCCGCACTTATCTGCTGGGGATCGCAGAAGAGGCCGGAGACACCGAGGAAATTGCTCGCATCAAAGCTCTGACCGACGAAGCCCTCCGCAAGGAGGATACCGGCAGCCACGTATTCCTCTATCTGTACGGCCATGTGCTGGATGCGATGGAGGACTTCCATATCACGCTGGAAGCACAGTAAGGAGGGAGAACGATGTCTGATATTCTGAATGCTGCGGAAGTACGCAGCGGTACCTGGGGTGAGCTCTGGCTGGACGGCGAGCAGGTTGCCGAGTGCTACGGCTGCCAGATCAAGGTCAACAAGACCAAGGATGACGTGACACGCTGCCGCACGCTGGTGGCCGGCAAGAAGATGACCGCCGTGTCCATCACCGGCACCATTCGCATCTATAACGCAACCAGCCGTCTGATCAAGCTGGAAGCGGAGGCCCTGAAGCAGGGCAAGGATCTGCGCCACACCATCATCAGCAACCTGGATGATCCTGACAATGCCGATAACCAGCGCATTGCCGTCAAGGGTGTTTCCTTCGATGACCTGACGCTGGC